GGCGGTGGACTCGTGTCCCGATTTCTGTTTGTTTACTGTGACCAGCCGATGCCCCCAGTAGCATTTCCAAAGAAATCTCAGGAGCGTGAGAACCTCAAAGACAAGCTAGCAGCGACTCTGCAACAGATAAGCCAAATTCGCGGGGAGTTCAAACTAAGCGACAGGGTTATCGAATTACATACCGAAACTTACAATTCATTCTGCAATAGCCCGATGTTCTTAGATAAAAACATGGAAGGCTACGCATCAAGACGTGGAGACCACTTGCTTAAGCTTGCGATGATTTTTTCTGCTTCCCAATCAACAAACATGTTAATAGAAGAGAATCATTACGAAGCCGCAAGAGTTTCACTTGCATCAGTTGAAGCAAAACTACCACACCTAATTAGCTTAATTATTACGTCGGACAAGGGAATACTCAACGAGGAAGTTCTTCGTTACATGAAACAAAAACCAAGGTGCTCAATGCAAGAAATAATCAGGAACTTTGCGCACAAAGCGTCAGCCTGGGATGTTCAGAGTGCATTGAAAACTTTAACAGAGGCAGGTATTATACAAATGACAACAGGATCAAGTGGCTGTTCATACAGAATAATCCAGGGGAGCTAATTCTCTCCTGGATTTTTAACTGCAGCTGCAATTGAACCTGCTTTTTTTTTTACTTCAAAAACGCCTGTTTGAAAGAAGCTATTCCAGTTTGTTCTATCGACTGGACTATCTTGTGACCCTTCACAATCATATCAGTTCGGTATTGTTTGTACTCGAACTCGATATTTTGGGCTGTTCGGACGCAACGTCTGCATGCCTCTCGAGCATTGTCAGCCCAAGCGGTAATGAACCCAATTCCAGAAACAGCCTTGATTGTATCTCTTACTGGTTTGCCAAGCCCTGTGTGCCAGAAGTGTTTCTGAATCTGTGGAGTCACGCCTTTCATTTCGACAACATTCTCATGTAATGGCCAGGGCCAACGAGAAATCAAAAGGCTCGCAATCCACGATTCCATCAGGTCTTGATCTGTACCAAAGAAATAACTAGGAAGATCGGTTGGGTAAGATTCCATGAGACTAAAAGTTGCTGCTTTCGGAAAACCGAAGGCAAGTGAGCATGGCAGAGCATCTACGCCTTGGATTCTAATTCCAATGCTAACAAATCCGATGTGATTGAACTCGGAGACAAATTTCTTAAGCAACTCGTTATCGAACATTGCATCCAACTTTGGACAGGAATGAACAAATCCAGTCAACGAGCCGCAGCTAACTTTTGGTCCGAGATCATCGTTAAGAAGATTCGGAAGTTCGATCACAATTAATGTCTGGTTACGGAATTCACCGGAGAAGAACTTACAGACATAGAACTCAGGCTGCAAGTTATAATCGCCTAGGCCAACAGCCGGAAGAACCTTTTTGGGGAATTCGTCGTAGTAACCAAAAACAGGAATGTCAAGATCGTACTTGGTCTGTGATACGAGCAAATCCGCTCCCATTGCATCTACGATCTCGTGTCCTTGAGTTCTGAAAACTTCCCGAAACCGATTGAACAACTTTCCTTCTACTGCAATTTTCATTTTAATCCTTTCGCCTTATGAGAATAAACTTGGCGTACTCTCCGAAGAACCAAAGACAGCCCTTAGGTTTTCGAGGTACGTTTTTTCAGCGCTTTCCATGATTTTAAGCTCTTCTGGTGTCAAAGACATTCTGAATTTTCGTCTCTGGTCGCTTGGTATTCTGCTGAATGGTGCCTTACGTTTTGCAGCTTCACGAGCATTTCTAGCAAAATTTTGATACTCTTTGGCATCCTGAATCGACTCGCGTTGCTTGGCATAAAGTTCCTTGGCTTTTTCAATATCACCTAAAGCAATACAATTTGTGATATCTGCGTATTTGCTTTCAGCAAAACCAAAGAATTGACCAGAACGTGGATTATTCTTTTCGTTCCATGCTTTTGTTATGGCTATAGCTTTGTCGTAATTTTTACTCTGCGGATATGCAATTTCTCTAATCCAGTTGAAAGCAGCTTTTGCCACCGGCGTAACTCTGCTAACAATTCTTTTGTTGGTTGTTTCTGAATGCCCACTCAACTCAGGATCAAACATTGACGCACACTGCTTATACGACCAGTTGATGACCTCAGCAATAGTTCCGACTTTTCCAGAAACTGCCATTACAAGAGCTTCCGCACCTGCGTTTTCAAAGCTTCTTGGATTATACAGAAATCTACTTGCTGGCGCAAGAACAAATCCAGCGATTGCATCTGCAACATAATCCCATTTATCGTTTTCTGGTTTGGTGTTATTATTCATTACGATATCTTTCATTATGCCAATCATAACACCATGACCTGCGATTGTACCGACAGTTGTTAAAAGTTTTTTTGCGTCAGCTAAAACTGCTTGGTGATTTCCAGCAGAAACTGATTCCTTCATCTGGCTAATTAGTTTAATTGTGTTCTTGAGATACAGTGCTGGGAATGTTTGGTAAGGTATAAGTTCTCGGATAACTCTGTTGTTAACCAGCCAACCTTTTTCAGACTTATGCTGAAGCTGACCCTGCGTTGCTTTCACAACTTTTTGAACAAATTCTCCTCTAAGAGCAGAATCTTCAATCCCGTTCTTTATCCTGGAAATTTGAACATCGGAAAAATCCAAAAACTTTAGTGTGGAAATTTCATCTGCGCTTAAGCCCCTGCTCAGCATTTGAGAAAAATATAAGTCCGCAGAATCAGCTGCAACCAAAACATTATACTGACTGACAATGTTGGCCCACTTGTTTGATGCTTCGGAAAGCATTCCAGAAATAGACTTTAACCCAACCCCCTTGCTAAAATCAGGAACAATAAATTCATTCTTGACAACACCATTTTTTCTCGCCGTTTCGACCACACCAGAAAAATTAGTCAACAACCTAACACCTGCCATTGCTGTATACTTTGTACCAACAACACCAGCATTTGTTATGATTTGACCGATGTCAGATATTGGGCTTAACGCAGTGTTAAGAATAGCTATGCCCCTACTAGTAGCTTTAAACAATGGATTAGCTGTTATCGGACTAGGCTGTAAGTTTGCCGGAAGTCCCTGAGCAGTTCTTACATAAGAGTCGAAAACATCAGCACGGAATTTGGAATCAATGCCGCCGGAAGCTATAAAATCCTCACGTAATTTGCTGAACATATCAACAGAGTCGTCATGAAGCCTGTCAATTATATTGCTTAGCAATTCAGATGGATTGTCAGTATTCAATTCGACGCTTCCAATATTTTTGGCAATTGATCTCAGCTTAGCTATTTGTACTTTCGTGGGATTGCCGAGCTTGACGGTTTCTAACGCACTTATCATTCCGGCCCTAGTCATTGAAAGTTCGATTCCTGATTCGCGCGCAGCTTTAACCAAATCTTTTTTGGACATTTGATCAAGTTCAGCTCCAGTAAAACCGCGATCTTTCAACTCAGCTTTTATAAGTTCTATTGGATGTCTGTACGGCAGACCTAACGTTTTCATCAATTTCCTGATATTACCGTTGGTGACAGGGGACTTAATGTCTTGTCCGAAATACTCGATCATAGCAAGCCTGTTCGCTTGGGATTCAATATTTCGCTTAACAATAGCAAGCGGATCCGTTATCAAAATCTGATACTTTTTTCCTGTTGGGCTTGTCCAAGTTGGAGGCATCCATGGAATCTTTCTAGTGGCCTCAAGCATTCCAAGTCTCTTTTGAGTTAAACCTTCATGTGCTTTTCTTAATTCACGTTCAATATTCATTGAACCGAGGTCTTTGTTTCTAGGATCATTTATTAAGTCATTGACAAATGCTTTATGTTCAGCTGATTTAGAATCAACCAGTAATCCAACACCTTCTTCGTGATAAAATCTCTGCAAGATTCTGCCTTCTTCAACACCCTTAAATAACTCAACATTCCCCCCTAAAACCTTTCTAGACACCCCAAGCTCTTCGGCCTTAGCTCCAAAAACAACATTGACCTCACGTTGCAAATTGACTATGTTTTGAATAGGTTCTGGCAACGAAGCCAATTTAGCATCATCGGCATAACGAACCAAATCTTCAAAATTCGTGATCCCTTGAGCATTTTCTTCCATTAACCAGTATCTATCCGCAGTAGGAGTTCGATCTATTTTTGACAATTCTTTAATCGACCTAGCCAGCTGTTTGTCAAAAATAGCTGAATTTTGATTTGCCTTGGCAAGGGCAGAATTCATTCGATTAACGGTCTCAATACCAACCTTGTTTGTTTCAAGTAGTGCATGTCCATCAACTGCAGATAACGCCCAAGCAGAGAATTTGCTGTGGCTTCTCTTTTCACCAAAGTAGCCTGAAGGAACAGTCTCTGTTGCGGAAGCTGCTTTAGCTGCTTTGAACTCAGATTCTATCAATCTTTTGAGTTCCATTGCATTCTGTAGATTATTTAAATCAGATTCTTTTTCAAGTTGTTTTTGCTTGACTAGTGACTCAGAAATCCATTTTCCGGATGTGTAATCATAAACAAGACCATCGCCAACAGCAAACGGAGATAAAAGATTATCGGTAAAGGCTGGTTGTTGAGTCTTACCACGATCAGTGATTTTATTGGTGTTTCTCTTGGATAAGGAGTCTATTGTTGATTCTACTTGACCAACCGCTGCTTTTTTTGCTGCCGCAAGTTGTTCTTCAGCTTTAAGCCTCTCTCCAATTCTTTTGCCTTGAGCATCTATCGCCAAGAACGTAGAATTATCTCTAAATGCGTTAAATGAGGTCCTACCTGCACCAAGAACACCGGCAATAAGCGTTGCATCGAAAGCTCCAGCAGAATACTTTTCAACCGCATCTGAAATAGTTTCTGGTAAAGCTTCCCCAGTAACCTGGTTCCTTGCGACGTCCTGTGCGGCATTTGCTGCAACTACGGTTACATAAGCTTCTGTGGCAGGTATAATTATGTCAGAAGTCATGTTACTGAAAAACTTACTTTTCTGCGCTCTTGAAACTAACTCAGGAACAATCTCTCCAATTCTTGCTTTGAGAAATGGGAAGTACCTTGATATTACAATTGAATCAGCAACAGCTGAAATGCTTGCCGCCGTCATAGCATATTTTGCAGCATCAATATCATCAACGCCTTTTTGCTTGGCTTCCTCAAATGACGCAGTTCCGGCATTAAGTGCAGACACAGCAAGTCCAAAAGGTAATGATACAATATACCGAAGAGACGGACCAATCCAGGTTCCAGCTGTAGCCTTAAGCTTTTCTGTCAGCGCACTTGGGTCTTTGAGCAAACTTAAGCTCCAAGCCCTCTGTTCCTCAGTCCACTCTGGATGTTGTGCCTGAATGAAATTAAAATCTTCAACTGCTTTTGAGTTGTTAATTGACCAGTGTGGGATTATTGTGCCTAATCTACCGCGAGCTTCTGCGTTTGCAAGATACTCTCCAACCATCCGCAAAGACTTAATCGTTTCGTTCGCATCACGTTTAATCGCAGACATAAATGAGAGTGGTTCTTTTCCTGCAACTGGTTTCTGTAATTGCCTTGTAGCAATTTTATCTGATTTGAATTTGGTTCCAGACTTCCTCAAATATTCTTCAAACGTCCCATCACCGGCAGTTGGATCTTTTTCAGTTGCTTCAAATACACCAAAAACTTTGCCTAGTCTTATGTAGTTTACACGTTCATTTGGCTTGAGTTTAGACCACTTGTTCGACAGAAAAGACTGGAAACCAAGTCTCGGATCGGTTCCGGATTGTTCTACTGCAGCTTGTAGCAGGTGAGCATGGGGATAGCAAAAGCGTTCTTTTTTAGTAAATATTGTTGGAATACTACCATCGACAGTCATTTCACCAAACTTCTGAAGTTGGTCTAAGATCATCGCTGTTCCTGTCATTCCGCTTTTCTTCAAGCTTTCTTCAGTTGCATCTGGTTCGGGATAGTAATACGTAACACCACCGACCTCACGTTTGAATGGACCATGCATTGGAATTCCTGTAAAAGGTTCATCTACTTGATGTTGGTTTGAGTCAGCTCGAACCTCAGACAAAATTTCATCTGCTATCTGCTTGCCACTTACAAAAGAAGCCTGCTTTTCAGCGGGCTCTTTTGGTTCGTCTTCGGTCAAGAAACTTATATCGACCATGATTACTTACCTCCGAGTTCTTTGTAACGAGCCTTCATCGCAGCCTTTTGTTCTGGAGTTGCATGGGGAAGGCTCCTAACCCAATCAATTAATTGATTTGGATCAGTGAATGAATTGAGCTTGTCGATACTAAACGAAGATTGTGAAAGTTCCTCAGTTTGTGCTTCCGAGTTTGCTTTACGTCTGCTTAATTCATCAAATGCAGATTTTGCTGACAAATTGCTAGCAATAGCCTCTGCTGTTATCTGATCTGGTGTTGGCATCGGAGTCCCATCGGATTTGAAAAGCTGAAAATATTTGTCCCTGATGTAGTTCTTTGCATCATCCAAAATCTTTTCAAGCTCCGCGTTTGTCTTCTGCGAGTAGTCTCTTGGTGCAGAAGAACTACTTGTCTTACCTTTTTTGACGTCCTCTGTTCTTGCTTTAGCTAATTCAGTTTCTGCTATAGCTTTTTCTGTATCAGCCTCTTTGCTCTTTGTTTGAGCTTCACGGAGTATGGTCCCTGATCTGTAATAAGCCTCTTGTGCATCACGGACTTTGCCCATCAAAGCATTTTTCAGCGCTTCGATATATTCTCTTGATTTATTTGCAGCCTCGCCAATCTGAATCCTTGTTTTGTTATCAAGAGCATTTCGCTCCGCAGTAGCTTGAATTTCCATCTCTGCAATTCGCTGTTTCATATCAAGTTCATCATAAATAGCCTTCAGTCGCGCTTCAGCCTCTAGTTTTTTCTGCTCAAGTTCTCTAGTTGCCAAAGCTTGAGAAAGTTCAAACTCTTTCTTACGTTGAAGTAATTGTTGTCGCTGTAATCCGATTTCAGACATTGTGGCTAGGCTTGAATTAAATGCCCGTGCAAACGCGTCTGGCATTTGCATTGTACCTTTGGCTGGAATAACTCCTGCGAACGTTCCCATTTATAACCTCCCTAAGCATCGTATCGTGGATATCTAATCGAATTATAAGTTGACAGAGGCATTGTATTACTGCCATAACCGTCAAAATTAGTTGCGGGTGTCGTCGGAACTGGACTTCCACCTATTGCTTTGAGCGCATCAGCAAGCGCCATGTTACCGGCCAATCCGAACGTGCTTCCAGAAATACTGCCGAGAGCTGATGATAATGCTGAATAATCAGGCCCTGGCTGATAAACCCATGATGGATCAATTGATTGAAGCAACCCATTAGACATGGCAACAATATCTTGATTCTTTTTGGATTTACGAATCATATCAGCATACTGGGCATTTGCATCTTGCAGCGCCATGTTCTGGAAAGGCTGATTAGCGGCAATCAGTGAGTTAACCGCATTCAATTTATTTCCAGCCAAAGCTTGCAGCATCGCTGCCATAGTCAGTGAATTCTGATTGTTCATGTTCAACGTATCCCAAGCGTTCTGGTTGTTGAAGTTTTCTGCAAAGGTGTTTATCCGATAGGCATTGTCTGCATCAGTTTGAGCTGCGGCAAGTCTGTTAGCCGCATTTGCTTTCGAAGCTTCCAGAGAAAGTTGAGCACTTAATTGCTGATTGCTCTGCTGCCATTCAGCAAGTTTTGCAGCCAGGTCAGTTGCCATTTTCGTAGATGCCTCAGAAATCTCGTTCTGCCGCTGTGATCCGAAGAACGCACCTCGCATCGCAGCAGCTTCTTCGATCTGCGGTTTGATGGTGTTCTCGAACTCTAGCTTCATCGGAGATTCAACTGCATCCTTGAAGTAAGAGATTGTTTTGTTTGGGGACAATGAATCAAATGAAACATCAGTCAACGAATCAGCAACCTTTGGAACGTTCCAGAAATTGTCCGACAGTGAGTAAGGTGCTGATCGCTCCTGCCCAAGCGCTCTGGCAATTGCTTCGATATCACTGTCATACTTGGTCAGATCGCCAGCAGTAATTCCACTAAGTTGCTTACGCAAAGCCTCCATTTCAGGAGTGATCGGAACAAAGTTCTTGTTGTTTGGATCATAAGTGAACTCCGGGCTTGGCAAAGCTGCATTCTTAACGTTTGCGTAAGTTCCAATAAGCCCGTTGATTAGATCCAAAATACCCAAACCGGTGTTCAACCAACCAGGGCCAGCCGGTGTCATTCCACCACCTTGTCCAGACGCCGCAGCTGCACCAAGTGCTCCTCCCGCAGACAGGCCGCCCATTGTTATTAAAGCTGTTTCAAGTCCCACTATCTTCCCCTTTCTTAAGAAAAGCTGACGCTGAATTGAAAACAATATCAGCATCGAAATTATCCGGTATCACATATTCCATAGTCGAGAATAGTTTTTTGAATCCGAACCTGCGCTCAATGGCATCCTCATTTCGCACAGTGTCAATCCTCACGCTCTTGACACCTTTGAGTTCTGCCCACTGCAATACCCTATACATGAGAACCTGTGAATAAACGCTGTTCATCATCTCCTTATTGGACCACTGAGATATGATCTTAACATGGTTTGTGCAGAACACAGCGCTAATATAACAAGCGATGTCCGTGCCATCAATAATCACATAGGTGAAAATGTTATCGGGTTGTGTATCATGCATGGTTTTGATAAAGTTTAAAGCCTGCTCTTCTGTCACCATCGGATCAGCTATCTGCACCTTCCCAGCAAGATACTTGATAACATTCGAACTGGTTACTCGCATCGTTTTCATTTCATACTCCTTAAATAATTTCTTCCCACTTGATTAACTTGTCTGTCGGATCAAACACCAGCCGATACTTCTTGGTCAAATCCGGGACTTCCGGTAGTCCTCGAGCAATCGCTTGAGGCGTTAGCGTTGAAATAACGCGACCTATGTAATTGTGAAGTCCAACGAGATACTGTCTTGTCTCTGCGTCGACGCCAGCCGGTATCTGCGGCAGAGGCAGTTTGGACAACAAGCTGACCAACGACAAATCTGTTCGCTCTTGATCAAATGCCATATTAATCTCTCGCTTCTACATTGAACCAGACAATGATTGCTCGGATTTCAAAATGTGAGTTGGACCGAATGATGATTCGTAACTGGTCCGAGACCTCATCGAACATCAGCTTGTAGCGTTTCCAGGTCATATCCAATGTGACTTTGTTAGTACCGTCCTCTGCAACAGTAGGCAGGAGATTTTGACCTTGGTCTGTTGATACCAGAACTTCCATCTCGTTGCCCATCGCTTCGACTTCGATCTCGCACCAACGAGCTTTAAGAGACTTGTATTCTTGAGGCACTGTTATGTCTGGCGTAGTATAAACTCCGGTGAACTCTGTCCCGTCGTCCGTCGACTGTGTCTCATCGAACTCGAAAATCTGGCTGACACCTTCACTGACCTGCCAGGCAAAGATCAATGTCGGGTGCGACGATTTTGTCGTATAAGACCACCATGGTTTCTGCAGATCTGCCCAGGTCACAGTGTCGAAAGTGGCAGAATTCCACGAAGGAGAATCAACGGGATAGACTTGTCCGATTGTGGTCAGATCGCCTCCGAAATAAAATCTTGACCAGGTACAACCACGTTGAAAGTCATAATCCATTATGTAGACTGGATTCGTACCATCGTTGAATGAGAATTTCCAGTAGGCTCGTCTCCGGACCGGATTGTGGTAAACAAAATTTGCGTAGGTCTTTGTCGTGTCGAGCATCTGCCTGAGGTCATAACAGATCTCTTCGCCCATTGCGGTCAGAGCATTCGTTCCATCGAAAGCATAGATGTTGTCAACACAGGCCAGAATGTGAAACGGACCAGCGTCGAAGATCGAGCGCGAGTTCAAAAGCTGGATTCCGTTCAGCACCGTGTTGAACGAATAACCATAGCCTGAGCCTAGATAAGACATCGTGACGATCGAGCCATCGGTATAGATCACGGTCTGACTGCCAAGCCTGAGCAACATTCTGATCTCGCCCTCGACATCAGTCAAAACCTGATAGCCCGAGTTACCTCCTTCGAATGCATCAGCTGTTCCGACTCTGGACCATGCAATTGTGTTATGATAAATCTCGCCCCCTGCAACGAAGTTTCCGATCAGGACTCGATTGTTTAGGGCGATAATTGTCCTGAAAGTCGTGATTCCAGCATTGTTAGTACCAGAAAAGAAATCAACGAACGTTCCGGACCCATTCCATTTCTGCGGAGCATCCAGACCGTTCGTGATGATAAGCCAACGAACTCCGAGAGTGTCAGTATGAACGTCATAATCAAGTTGGTTGGTCAGGTTACCAGTCCATGCAACAGGTTCTGTGCCCACAACCTTGGATATATTGGTCCAGCCAGCAGTAGCCGAGACATACAGATATTGGTACTTAGTTGTTACACAGACAAGATGCTGAACATTATCCGAATCGACGAAGTTAATTATGCCAAGCACATCACCTTCGAACGTGATTGGAACATCAGGGTTCTCTGTCGTCGCAGTGTGCCTCAGCCCGAACCTGCGCTTGAGGTTCCCCTTCTCAATCTCCATGTTCCTGATGTCCGGACTTTTGTTGTAGCTGAGCATCGTCGACGGGACAGTGGTATTCAGTCCCTGGAACGGAAAGAAGATTTTCGAGCTTAGGAAACCTGATGTTCTAGCGTCCATTTTTACTCCTTAGGCTTTATATCCAATCGCGGTCCACCAGTACTGCCAGCCAATTCTAATTGTCATTGCTGGAATGGTAAAAGTGTTTTCAAATAGTGTCGGGGGCGCTATTGGTTCAACACAAATATCTGATTTAAAGTCTATGCCAGTTCCACCAAAACGGTTAGCCTCCAATAACTGACGGGAAATACCAGTACCACTTGGCTGATTAGCAAAGACGGTAACGTGTTCAACAATATAACCAGATTTGAATGCTGTTATGGTCTTATCCCCAAAGGTGGCGGTGAAAGAGCCCATTGAGACAATCGGAACAAACGCGGCTAATGCATCCGTACCAGGGGCAACCAAATCAGCGCGAACATGAGTGGTTTGGAAATTCTTATCAGTTAATACCGTGGCATTGAGAACATTGTTTATGTTTGCAGCTGTCAAAACAGTTGAGCCGCTGACCGTAGCACCAGAAGCTGTGATATTATTACATGCTAAATTTCCACGCACAGTCACATTACCTGTAGGTGCAAGTTCAAGGGATTTATTAAAGTCAAAATCATCACCATTGATTGTTGCAGATGGGGCTATTTTCAAAGCTGGGGCGTTGCTGTTTTGAAATGCGTAGGAGTAAGTTCCTGATCTTTTTGAAATTATAAAATTGCCAGCAATAATTGAGTAAAGGTGACCTGCACCAGCGGCCAACCATTGCGCGGCAGCAGTAAGTGTGTGCAGAACATTAGTACTCGAATTTACAAACAACCTTCCAGCGTCGGAGGCACCAAGATTAGTAACACCGTCAGGACGCTTCGTTGGATTGGTTGTCCCAACATAAGCTTTAGCGCTCCCAGCCTTATGTTCGCCGCCAGCCGAGTTATCGGCCAGTGTATCGTGTTCTTTGTTAATCCTGATCTCGATTCCCTTGCGCAGATCCCTGATCTCCATTGCCCCGTTCTTCATGTAATCTGTGTCTTCGGGATTCGTGATGTCCCAGTTCTGACCTGTTCCGTCGTTAGCAGCCATCTTAGCCTCCTATAAATTAAAATTACCTTGGAAAGTATGATTAATGTTATCATGGCCTGTTATCACAACTAGCTCACGAGGCCTTGTTCCTCGTCTAAAAGGCGTTGCGGTATGAGTTACATTAGAACCTTTGATATCATTGTCCTTTGCAACTTTAAACAGACCTTGCCAAAGATTACTGTTGACAACAGCCGAATTATTTTGTTCTAGAGCACTATAAACAACCATACACGCATAGTAGACTAAGGCCATGTCTAAAGAAGGAACAGGATTGACGGAGTCATCCGATAAGAACTTCTTAACCCAGGCAGTCTTTGTCACGATCAAACTTATCGGTTTGTTGGGAGGTGGCAGTATCATAAGCTGGTTCGATCCAAGATCAACAGCACATAACGGCATACTCTCTGGAGTATCAGTCCACAATGGAAATGCTTTTTCAGCCGAAGATCGTGGAATTATGTCAATAGGATAAGAATTGTTTCCATCCTTTACACAAACCCCATCGAATTTTATTTCTGCATCAGTCCTATCCAAGTCAAAAGCAAACGTTAAGACCATATCACCGCGAGCACACTCAATAGTATCGGTTGAAGTTAATTCTTTAAACTTGTGCAGTCTAAACATTGTCGACATACCAAGGTCCAAAGCATTGTTTATAAGCACGGCTTTGTCTGGGCGCCTGATAATTTCAATTACCATGTCTCTGAGTTCTTTTCTTGTCATCCGCATCTCCCTGAGACTAAACTAAGTGTACTCTCAAAAAACGAGCCAGGGAGTATTTCATCCCTGACCCATACTGCGACGATCCTAAAGGCAGTTGACATAGCCCTTCTTGATAGCCACGGAAGTAGTAGTCCATGCTTCCATAGCTATAATGTGATTCTTACATGCTGGAGCAGCATTATCTGCACCTAAGTAAGTCACATACTTCTGGTCGTTAACACCGCCAAGGATCGTACCAACTGCTAGGTTAGCATGGCCCAAGACGTTGATCTCCGGGCAGTACCCGTAGATCTGAATCCATCCGTAACCATCCTTTGGAATTGCAGACAATGCCACACCAGCCATACCGTGTACCAGAGTTCCTTTTTCCGATTGATTGCGGACAAAAACACACTTGCGTTCAAGAGCATCTGTCGATGCGGAACCATGGTAAACAACATCTCCCTTGGTGAGCGCTGCACCCGTGTCATTTCGTACCCAACGGTACATCTTTCCCGCAATTTGTCGAATCCGACCGATGCCTTCAACATCCGTGTTGGCATAATCGGTCAGAGACTTCGTTGCATACAAAACTTTGTCACTCATGACAATCTCCAATCTTTCAACTAAAACAAATGTCAATTAAACACTATCCGAGCCGCTGTTTACTTAGGCTTCGTAAAGTCGGCCATGTCTCCGGAGCTGATCGGTTACGAGATTGCATGCACACAGAATATGAGCAATCTTGTCACCGTTGAGCATGGCTTCCTTCCAATTGCCCATCGCAAACCACATGTTCGGATCATAAGTCAGGTCAATATAATCCAGGTTCAACATCAACATTTGATGCTTTCCGTTGTACTGAATCGAGTTATCCCAGACCATATCCTTGCCGTTGAACAGCAGGACGGTGAATCCGAGATCAACCAGCCCACCTGACTCACGCTTTACGATCTGAGCTTTGCCGAGCCCGAAATCTTCGTACAGTTCATACAGATACTGATCAGTCACGATCGCGTTCGGAGGCATGACATTGTTTCCAATTCCGTTGTACAGAGAACGCATGTCGTCGATCAGATTCACATCCGGGTTCGGCGACAATGCTTTGTACTTCGGACCCCACCACGTGTTGCCGGCACTCGGAGCGTAAACACCCTGAGCAACTTCTGCGTACGCAGTCGGCCTGGCAATGTTTCCATAGGTCCCTGTAGTTGCAAACTCAAACGGAGGAATCATGTCGTTGAATCCCTGCAGATCTTCACCAGTCTCATTTGCCTGCATCGGTGCAGACAGGTTAGTATTGAAAAGCTCTACCAGGGCTTCTCGTGCGGCAGTCAACCTATCCCTAACATATCCGGCAGCCGCTTCTTTGCTCGTCACATTGACCTGATCATCGAAAATGTTACGCTGAACGTGCGAGTTGGTGTATTTCCAACGCCACATCGCCATCGTGTGAAGCTGCAATTCACCGGATGTGAATGTTCCAGTCTTGCTTGTCGGTGCAGCAACACCCTTTCCGTACAAGATTTTCTTGGAGATCCATTCCTTACCAACCTGTTTGATCAATCGGCCTCGAGTCTTGAGCAATGCCCAAAGGACGTTTGCATCAAGAATATTGTCCGCAGCGGCCATTTGAGCTTCATACCATGTCCGGATGAACTGGTCATCAATATAAGACTCAATCTGCGGTAATGTAGCATTCGGTGGAATAATCATTGTTTACCTCTTTCTTTCAACTTAAACCAACGGACTTAAGGCTCTGTTCCATGATGGAATTCCATCCAGCACGGCCCAAACCAGTCGCTTTAATTTCTGTTCGTGGCGTTCTGCCACCCGGTACAGCAAACGGAAGCTCGCTCTCAGTTGCTGCTGCAAGTTCTTTATTCGACACAATCGGACTCTTCGCCCTTGTCTTTGCGAGCACATACAGCTCGTTAACGTCCTTGATACCAGTTTCCTGATAAATCTTGAACATCGATTCTTTAAACTTATCAACATCATTATAGTTCTCACAGAGGGCTTTTAGGTCTGCGTTGACCTTGGCCTTCAAATCGTTCTCGATATGACTTTCACTTGTTTTAAGACGCTCATTAAGAGGTGCAATAGCATTTTTCAGTTCGTTCTTGAGTTCAGCGATCAGCTGACCTCTCAAATAATTTACTAAAGATGAGTTTGGCATTTCATCGAGCTGTTCTGTCGTCAATTCAGCTGGTCTCTCATCCTTCGTTTCTGGTACAGCATCACTGTCAATTATCTGAATCTTCCGACCCTGCTCGGCTGCAATCAAAGCTTCCCGAACACCGGGAACCCGCATCAACTCGACCAACTGACTCTGCTGTTTGATTGCCTCAGCAGCAGCTGTCAAATCTGCAGCAACCGATGCCTCCGCTGTGTTTGTTCCTTCTTTGTTAATTACGTCATTGTTTTCTACGCCGTTCATGTTACTCCGCCTTTCTGTTAGATTCTAACTTTCGCCTTCTTGTGAACAGGCGCCACGCAACAAGCATGACCCTGGGTATTACTGTATAATCTCGTATCGTGATCGGATTCTTGTCCCTATCCTTTTCGATATATTCGCATTGCCAACGTCCTTCGGAATCAACCCACAACCGGACTTCCTTGGCTGACTTGGCTGCAGGATGAAGATTATCAAAGACAGCCGGATTTGTTTTGTTCTCGACTTTCGCCTGTGTTTTTTCTGCTTCGCTCATAGTAATGCTCCTGAACTTAAACCATGTTTTCTACAATACCTTCTAAGGTCTGACTTTCTATTGAACGTCAACGGCCCTTCTCCTTCCACATTAATATGCTCCAGGGTGATAGGTTCATCACCTCTAATGCCGAAACCGTCACCTCTGCTGCAAAAGGGTGCGATTATTCGCACCATCTCCTTACCGCATTGCGGGCAATGCGGGAGGTCGTTGTCCATCTGACTGACCTGGCGAAGCTCCTCCACCAGGCTGTTGCACTGTTGGCATTTGTACTGGTAAACCGGCATTTCTAATTACTCCTTTAAGCGCAGGTTCGGATGCTGCTCCTGCATTATCAACATAGTTAGTAAGTTTGTCTTGATCAACGTTCGGGTCCTGGCGAAGAGCTGCATACAACTGGAGCGATTGTGCTCTGCGTGCAGCAAGGTTCGTCCCAGGCTCTTGCCCAAAGACAACATTGTATCGATAATCACCTTTGAGCTTTTCACCAATGTACTGAACATACTGTGGGGTTGCATCCTGACCCAGGATTTCAGTCCATCTAGGCGTTTTCCAAAAATTAAATATAAAAGAATTTGCTTTTCGGATAACTTCTTTATAAGCTCTTGCCATGATAATACCACGGCGTCCCATTCGAGAATTTGCAGAGCTAGCTACTTCAGCAACTTCCGTTGCAGTTCGACGGCCCTTGGTTTCATATTCGCCCATCTGATTTCTGCTGAACCCAACCATCTCACGAGCATCACGTCGAATAAATTCAGTATCAGCGTAAAGGCTCTGGTTATTATTCATTGGAGTCATTGGAACAACAGCATTTCGTGGATCAGCACCTTCCTCGAGTGTAGCTACGGCACCAACTTCACCACTGAAAAGCTTGTTAAGCTCTGTTTCTGATATCGATCCAGCCGTTACCAGGAATCTAAGCAAACAAATTCTACGTTGCTTGGCTGCCATCACTGCAATATCAGAAAGTTCAGCTTGTGGGAACATGAGATAATACGCATCAGGCGTAACCCACAGTGATCTGGCTTTTGGAACAAAGCTTATTTCGGTAAAAGGCAAACCAGCCAATTGCGTAAGATCAATCTGATTTCTCAAATACTTGTCATAATTAGTTTCTATAACATAAACCTTACCTGTGAGTCGGTCGTGAATTTCCCAAAGTTCGACATACTCAACCGCAGACCCGGTTCCCTGCGCAAACAAATTTGGCCTGAAGTTGCGTGACCGCGGAGTCGAAATCTGCATCTTTTCGTAGGACTCAACAAAGTCCTGGATCGACATTGAAGGCTTCAAATTTTTTGTATTAGTATACTTCACATCAGACTTGACTGCATCTATGTGTCGCACGACACGGTGTGCGATCCATGGGGCATCTTTCAAAGTCCGAACCCCCCATGGAACGACGATATCATGAGGAAGCACGCTCTTAATCCATGGCCATCCAGAACGAACCCTTGAATCAAATTCCAGTCTTTGTCCCCTCAACCCAAACTGCGAGAGCGACATTCCGAGCGTCCCCTCGTCATCGAGGTCGGCTCCAAATCTTCTTATAGAGCCAGAATTTGGATCCCAGCCGTACTCCGAGTCGTAACCGTTTTTCAGGAATCCAACCCCCCAAAGAAATGCACTCAGGGATCCGTTATCCATTTCCTGTGGTATCTCAATATCCTCGATCAACTCATTGTCCACGGACTCGAGTATGCTCGCAGCATTTGGATCTGTACCCATTGCCGGGCGGATCAAAATGCTCGGCTGTTCTATTGCAAGTGCGCTCATCAAAGCATCACCCGTTGACATAATGATATTCGGGCCAAGCAAACTGGTCGAGTGTTTGTTGTAAAACAAATCCTCGCAATCAGCCCACGTCTCTTCCATTCCGAACTTTGCTCGGAATTCGAGACCGTGCCAGATTCTTTCCATCCAGTCTTTTGGCTCTAGTTCTTTTCGCATCGCGTTTCCTTTGGATTTAACTTTCTAGTCTTGCTGTGTATCAAATCGGCAAGTCCCTGTTCAAGGGCATCGCACAGCACTGTTTGCTTAACATCTTGCGATTGACTCTTTTCAATGGCCTGGACGAGAAGCATAAATGCTCGTGCATTCCTGCTCGCTCTGGCGCGCAATTTCATAAGCAAAAATGCAATAGCCGTACCTGCGATGTACAGCCACGCAGAACACCCCTGATAATTGAGGTTGGAAAACAGGTTGATCAAAGTCTGGTTTGTATCACGGCCAGACGTCCCGCTTTGTTTATTTTCCTGCTTGGACTGCTTGCTGGACTCGTCATTGCCTTTCGAGGCATCAAGTTTCACCTGCGATGCACATCCGCAAAACATTACAACACAAGCCGTAACTATGATCAACCTTGTTTTCATCTATGACTCCTTCGAACGCAACGATCTGAAACAGTTACCTTCACAACAGCTGGATCGAGAATTTTGATCGCTGTTTCGAACTTTTTTCTGAGACTCCTTTTCCACCTTCGTCCATTCGGCATATTACTACCTACACCGACCAGTGCTCCCAGAACTAAGTTTCGTTGTGGCTCAGTTAAAGATAACACGGATCACCTCCTTAATTTCCAAGTGTACAACCATCATTAGCAACGACACGCCAAGCCAGTCCTGTGCCGACTTTCATTGCAACCAACTCAATGGAATCGCCAGCTGCAGCAAGTGTAATCGTCACATTTCCGGCCTTATTGATTGCCGAGGCTACTGTAATTTCGCGAGTTCCAGTTCCGGCTCCTATTACACTAATACTCAAACGTTGACCCACGAAAGTAGGATTAGCCAAAGTATTAGTTTCAGCACCGACGGAACCGATCGTAATCGAGCAATTGCCACTCGCTGTCACTGGGATTTCTCCACCTGTTCCTGGATCGGCAATTTGGACAGGAATGTGTGGAGTGACTGCGGTTTTCCAAGCAGCGATCTCTGCAATACCATCCTCAACATTTGTTGCAATCACCTTGTCTGCAGAATCCTCAAGGCCGATCATTGAAGCACCCTTGCCGTTGGTGACTGCGGCTAAATCTTCCTACAGGCCAATTTCGTAACTTGAGAATATACAGGATTCTGCTGTCCCTGTGTTAACAAGGAATGTTGCATACCCACTGCCATCAGTGTGAATGAAGATGCAGCCGGGAGCATAACCAGCCGATCCATCAACTGGCTTTGTAGTACCCCAGGCGAGCATGAACCCCGCTGCTGAAGTGTTGTAGAAAAGAGCTCCGTCGCTCGGCATTTGACCCATTCGTAACATTGTGTAAATTTCTGACCCTGAAGGACCACCCATCACAAACCTCCTTTAAAGGCTATAAAAATTGTTTAATAAATGCCAGAGTCCGCAAAAGCAACGGACTCCGGTGTCTCTCCACACATGGTGGATGGCTATTTAGTTGCCCGTTCACTTACTGCTGTTGTTTGCATGTTCGCTGCCGTACCATCCGCTTTAATCGTGATATTCCACTCAATGCCCTGAACGTATTTGCCTTCACCGCTAATTACGATGGCAGGATTAATGGCCTGAGCGTTGGCCTGGATGATCACGTCTTTGACCTTCTGATCTTCCAGGACCTTCTCGATCACCGGCTTGAGGTTGTCCTTCATCAGTCGATTCGTTGCATCGATGGTTTGCGAGGCACAGCCGCCTACACACATCACCACGATAGCCACGATCAACAATGCCAGACTGCCTATGATCCAATTCAAATCTCGAATACCTTTTTTCATTTCAATTTCCTTTCGTAAAATAAGCTTTTATGGTTTCGACAACACCAACTATCACCGCCGATATCACCGTCACCAGAGCCGTAAGCTGTTTTCCCGATAATCCACCTGTTTGACCGCATTTCAGAGAGTGCATCTCAATCTTCTCATCCATCCGCTTTTCAAGTTTTTCAGCGACAACATCGCCAACCTCTTGAGCGGTTTGTTTAACGTATGCTTTTAATTGATCCTCGGTAAATGTCATCGACGTCTCCGTTTAAAGTGCTATCCTTCTCTTCCATATCCATACGCCTGCCCCACCACGATCTTTGCTCCGCCTGTGCCGAGCAAAATATCCATTTCGCGGCGGGGGATAATTATGCGACCAGGGCCGACAAGGTCGTAGGAAAGCTTTAATGGTCTGCGTAATTGCCAGTCGCCAAGCAAATATGACGTGCCAGCAAACCCAGCAAAATTCACCGTCCCATCACTGTCCCACGTAAGACTATGTAGAGTTCCGCCTTCGCCAGCGCCAAAATTAATATTTGAGTGCCCCATAAAAATAGCATTATCACCAATTATGCCACCCCACACGGATGAATAATCACCAAAAGTCGCATTGTCGCCAACTACTCCTCCTTGCACTGTTGCATAATCTCTAAGCTGTACGTGATTGCCGACGATGCCATTGGTTGCGCTACTATCCAAAAATATGGCATTATCACCTACTGTACCCACATTACTTGCATCCCCTCTAAATGTAATTACTGTAGCTGCTGAGGCATCACCATACCACCAATGACCAACACCTGTACGCCCTAAGTTAAGTACACCACCCGACGCAATACTTATAAGTTCCGTGCTATTTGATGACATCATTGACCCCGACAAATTCGTGGTATCAAACAACATGAGCGATATTTCTGGTGTTTGGATTGGTGGCGTGGCTCCTAACAGATAAACCTCATCACCATTAGCCGGTAGTGCCGATGCTTGTACCATATCGTGACCATCGCCGAGACTAGGGTGGTCCAACCACCAATTGCCAGTGAGGGTTGTCCACGCCGCATTCGCTCCGGTTTTGTACCAATATAGAGTGGTCATTATTCACCCCCTTCGATGCACGACACATCAACACCAAATTCTTGCAACTGATCTCTCATTTCGGCGAAGAACACCTCAGGCTTATGTTGAAGCATCTTTGTTTGCATTTCCTGCGGCGCTTGAGCAATCCGTAACACCAAATCGTTAACCTCTGGTAATTCCACGGTGTCAAACGCTGCAAACACACTTTCAAGCTCCGGCACATCCTCAAGAGATGGTCTTGTTGCGGGACTGAGCATCGCCGCCAGATTTTTGCGGTACAAAGCTATTTGTAATTTCGTCATGAGTCACCTACCGATAAATAATGTAATTGATGCTTTCACCGTCCACGCCAGCTTTGACCCAAAGCTTCGACGCATCGTCGATCGGGAACGTTTTACCTTCAAAATTGCTTGGCATGATTGGGAAGTTTTGAGTTGTGCCGTTACCAACCAGCACGCCTTTGGTGTTGACAGCTGCACCTGGCTCGATCGTAACGGGAGCACCGATCCACACGCTCTTACAGGGAGTAGACTCATCAACCAACGGCTCTGCAACATCTGCATCCGCTATAATCTTTGTCCCGCAAATCATCGCGGTCGGAATCGCCACCCCTTCCAATGCCGTTTTGAGGTCTCCGAGAGTCGCCGCACCATCGCCAGAACCAGTAATTTTCGATTCATCGCAATATCTACTCATGATCCAACCTTTCTTTTATTGCCATCTCTCACCTCTCGCGTGTGGCATTAATTTAAAAACCTTGTGTAAACTGCCTTGACAGTTCCGCTGACTGTAGTTGCGACCAAAGCAATCGAGTATGCGCCTTTGATGTCCACATACTTTGTTTCTAGTGTAGCAAAGATATCAGGTAACTCACCAGCAGCCACCTGCATCTTGTTGGAACAAGCACTTAATGCAACCGTACCAATCCGGTCAACGACTGAATTCTCACCAATCTTGCGGAGAATGGTCAGGGTTACCGAAGCTGTCGGAGAACCAAAATCTGCTTTGATTTCCATTCCACAAGAACCCTTTGTTACTTTGAATGCGTGATCCGGCATTGTCAGAGGATCAGCAATTGTTTCAGCTGCAGCAATATCAGTCGTTCGTCGTTTTGTCCAATCCTTATCGCCATAACTTTCAGGAACAAATGTATCTGGCATGTTAGTCTCCCTTGTAACTTGTTGAGACTATACTTGTAGTAGTCTCAATTTAAACCATTTGCAGGTTGTGCCTGCTGAATTCACTAGCCCTGAATTTCCTCATAACTGGATTCATTTGAGCTATCTTCTTTTCGTTCAATCGTTGAATTTCAGCTATATACGCACTTACACTGGTTGGATCATTCGACCGATTTTCTGCTTCTCGAGTTTCTGCTGTTGTCTTGGTCAATCGCCACATCTCAAGTTGTGACGCAAGCGTATCTGCAAGATCATCATGTGCACCCAACGGAAATGCAAGAAGCTCTTGCACTAATTCTTTCATCCATGTTCGCAACAGCAGTTTTTTAGAAGCAAACAGCGGCTGCAAAGCTTGTATTCGCATGTTTTTAGATGTTGACGTATGCGTCAATTTCTCGATTGTGAACCAGACATCGTCTTTCCTCATCCTTTCACGAATCCAGTAAAGGATTGATTTCTGATACTGCACTGTCTCGATACCGACTTTGATTGGATGGAACGTTCTTACTTGATTGAACAATTCCTCGATAACTTCACCCGGATTACACTTCTTTCTCCAGTAATGTAGAACATAACAAACTCCGGTGTACATGTCTTTTCCACCAGTTAACACAACGTTCCAGTCGGGTTCACCTCCAGTATCAGCTGGGTCCCCGCCCAGATCGACAGTCGTGAAAATTGCTAGTTTTGCGGGGGCTTGGTCGTAGAATGTGAACCATTCCTCACGAAAGATCATGTCTTGTGAACGGATCGGAAGGTTCATGTAAAGACAGGAAAATAGGTACATGCCGAGTTTTTCGGATATGGTCATCAAGGTTTGCTCATTAAATCTTTCGGGGTAAGTTGTTTTGCCAGCAGAATCTGGTTCACCGTTCTCGTTCTCTTTGACCGCACGCATATAACAGATGAAGGATTTCTCATTCTGCAGAATATGCGAAATTAAGTCTCGTTCAAACCAACGGGTTCCAACAACCAAGTTCTGATCTGTTGCAGGATTAACCAGGAGAGGAGTCACGAGCTTGTGCCAACCAATTGCCTGGTCAATGTCATCCTTTGTCGGAACTAGGTTTTCACCTTTCATTTCATCCAGGTCCGGGGCCACTGTATCATCTTCGATAATCAAAGGATAATGTCGCGACGTGACTTGTGTTCGGATACCTGCAGCTTCAAATGTCATTGCAGAATCCGGTTTTGTCCGTTTGACGCACAATTGCTCTGTGGACCACTTGCAGCTTGTGTCAGGCAAAATTTCTTTGCAGACGGCTTTGAGCAACTCATTTGATTCAAAATGAGCTTTGATCATCGACAGCTTGCTGCATGCATTGCGGAAAGTATTCTGTGCCAGTAGAACTCGGATGTTGCAGTCCCGGAACGCTCGCCACATTGGATATGCCTGCGAGCATAGAGTTGTTTTTAACCAACCTCGAGGAAGACAGATCATCAGATTCTTGAGACCTTTGTTTTTGGCATCTTCGATTTGTTGGTCTGTCAACGCCACGCGCTGATATTTACCTTCCGATGTCATTGTTACAAAGTAACACGAACGAAGTACCGTTAGGTACTCATCCCAGGAGTGCAACAAACTGTCGTTCCACCCGTCGTAAAGCTCTAACAACCTGCACAACGGCATGTGAATCTCAGGGGTCAGCCAGCCGAGACTCAAGACACCTTTGGCAAAAACATAAAGATCGGCCTTGGCCAATCTCCGCAGCTCGTCAAGATTCTCTGGGCTCAGACTCTCCAACAGTTGTTTCTGGGTCTGGAAATTGAATTCCAGGGATAGGCTCTGTTCCTCGAGATCGCTCGGTAGCATCTGCTTCTCCTTGTGTTGTAATTGTATCTGCAGTTGAACTCGCAACTGGTTTAGTGTCGATTGCTGGAATGCTCAGCCTTCCTAGCGACTCTTTAATCGAAAGATTCAACAACTGCAATTGATCTGCTTGGATCATAACTTTTGGACCGCCTTGTTCACCCGTTTTCTTGTCCAGCACACGATCCAGAATCTCCTTGGCTGAACTAAGTTGGATTCTCTCGTCAGGCGACTTAAGCAGGGCACCTAGGGTCCGAGCTGCTTCGTCAGCCTGGGCATTTAGGATGTTCATCGCACCCGTTATTCGGATGTTTTCAGACTCAATCATCTTGGACTCGCGTTCGGCCCGTTGCCTAGCTAGTTCATTCTGAATCATTGGGGACTTAAGAACCGAACTCACCGAGCACTTGTTCATGCCGAGTTCTTTGGCAATTTGGACTACTGACTTTCCTTCTAATGCCAGTTCGATCATTTTGAAGTGCCTTGGCAGAAGCGCCTGGATCATTCGGTCGTGCTTGGTCACAACTTCCGATTTCGGTCGGATTGCGGCTGCATGCTTATCGAGCTTCTCGGCTACCTCTGGGTCAATCTGGCTATCGGCCCTGATCTCACCGTGTATTGGTTTCAGTTGCGCTCCCATATTAATTATCCTTTCGTGGTTTGTCGATCTGGTCTGGCTTCTTTAACTCCATCGACGCGAACCTGCTTGCTGGCTCTGTCGCGACACTTCGGACCAAACTCAAAATTTTGAGAAAATTTTTGGGAGGTACAAGCAGCTGCATGGCGGGGGTGGGTGGGGAGGCGATTGGTTCAGATGGTAGTTTTGGCTGCAAGCTGGCGGGCAGGCTAAACTGTAATTGCTCTGAATAAGTAATTGTACCGCAGTGCTGCAGGTTCTTAGGTAACAGCGAAAGCAAGCTGTTGGTTATTGCCAAAAACAAATGGGCTTTGGATACTAGTTAGCCGCAGGCCGGTTTTGGCCGCAACCATAAATACAATTAATATTGTTTGATCACCACTACTTTGTACGGCTTGTTGTAAACCTAGTAATTGCAATGGGTTATAGCAATCACAAAAATTCAAAACTAGCAAAATCATGTTGTACGCAATGAAAAAAAGAAATTTCGCAAATGCTTAAATTGCAACGGGTTATATCAATTTAAAAATTTTGGTTGACTTGTTTTGCAAAAATGCTATAATGAATTCCGTAAGCTAGAAAGCTTAAATTGAAACCATGTTCTTTGAAAACCTATTTTAGTGGAGGAAATTGCAATGGAATTGAAAATTGCAACGGTGGATTGTGCGGTTACGGTTAAGTGTATAGGCGCTTTCACGAATTCACCAAAAGGTGAATTAGTTATTGTCTTTCGTGACAATAGCAAAATGGTAATTACAGAGGACCATTCGTTCTCTGTAACCGACCTTGGAGTTTATATTTATGTTAACGTGGAAGATTATGATACAATCTTTCGCGAATTAAACCAGCTGCCAAGGGACCTTTGGTAGTGGTAAACCTGCCCGAATGCTTCATTGTGTTTGGGCGGAATTGAACGCCGGCTTGTGTAAGCTGGCAAAGTAAATTTAACCGCCGGTTGAACCGGCAAGGAGTTCGAAATGGCAAATGAAAGCTTAAGACAATCGACATTCGCATTGGGACATAATGTTGCGACGCGGAAAGTGAACGGTAAGGACATTCGGGTTAAATACCAGTGTCCCGTGATACGGGCCGAGGCCAATCCTGAATTGGCCATGCAGGAATTGGTTTTGCGATACGGCAAGCAGAATTGTTTGTACGCTCTGCAATATGGGCTTGCGCTTCATTTAAATGAAGTCGCAATTTCAAAGGTAGTAAAGCCGGAAAGCGAAACCAAAGGCAAGCTTGCCGAATTGAAAATTTCAATCGCTGCGACAAACGATCCGCAAGGTTTCATGGAAGCGGCAAAAGCTGGCAAAGTAAACGACTTTGTTCGGGAATATTTTGAGC